GATTTCCTTCCTAAAAAGCCAGGCGAAGTTGAACTTAAAGTTCTTACTGAAATGTTTGAAGCAAGTGTAGATGGCGAAGCATATGATCCAGATCGTTGGAGCAATTACTTCCGTCCAGCAGGTATGGCAGCACGTACAGGTGATCCAAACACAACACCTGCACCAACACCTGCTCCACAACCAGCAGCAGCACCAGTACAAGAAACTGTAAATGATACTGGTTGGCAAGATCCAGCACCAGCAGCAACACCAGAGCCTGCACCTGCTCCAGAAGCAGCGGCAGAACCAGCAGGTGATGCAGGTGGCGCACAAGACATTCTTGCAATGATCAGAGCACGTCAAAATCAATAATAGAAAGGGCTTCGGCCCTTTCCTACGCTTTTTAGAATAGGAGATACGTATGGCTACAAAAGCATTCGATCCTTCCAAGTTTCGAAACTCATTAACAAAATCTATTAAAGGTATGAGTGCAGGCTTTAATGATCCGCAAGATTGGATCAGTACAGGCAACTATGCACTTAACTATCTGCTAAGTGGTGATTTCCGTAGAGGTATTCCACTAGGCAAAGTAAGCGTATTTGCAGGCGAAAGTGGTGCAGGTAAATCGTATATTGTGTCTGGTAATATTGTCAAGTCAGCACAAGAACAAGGTATTTTTGTTGTACTAATTGACAGTGAAAATGCACTTGATGAAAAGTGGTTACAAGCACTAGGTGTTGAAACCACAGACGATAAGATTCTTAAACTGAACATGGCAATGATCGATGATGTTGCTAAAACTATTAGTACGTTTATGGATGACTATCGTGCAATGGACGAAGCAGACCGTCCTAAAGTGTTGTTTGTTGTAGATTCATTAGGCATGCTCATGTCACCAACTGAAGTAAATCAGTTTGAAGCAGGTGACATGAAAGGTGATATGGGTCGTAAGGCTAAAGCACTAAAAGCACTGGTTACCAACTGTGTGAATATGTTTGGTTCTTACAATGTAGGTATGTGTGTAACAAACCATACTTATGCATCGCAAGATATGTTTGATCCAGATGATAAGATTTCAGGCGGTAGCGGTTTTATCTATGCAAGCTCAATGGTAGTTGCTATGAAAAAACTAAAACTAAAAGAAGACGCAGATGGTAACAAAACCAGCACAGTGAATGGTATTCGTGCAGCGTGTAAGGTAATGAAAACTCGTTATGCAAAACCGTTTGAAGGTGTGCAAGTAAAAATTCCATACGAAACAGGTATGGATCCATATTCAGGTATGTTTGATTTGCTTGAAGCAAAAGGCTTACTTGAGAAACAAGGTAATCGTTACAAATACATCGATAGTGCAGGTGTTGAAACACTTGAATATCGTAAGAATTGGACAGGTGAACTACTCGAAATGATCATGGCCGATTTACCGGCAAAAGAAGAACAAATGGTAAATATCGCTAACGCTGACGAAGAAGCAGTGATTGATCATAACGAGGAGTTAGCCGAGAATGAATGAAGAACAGATTAGCGACATCTGGAACCTTTTTAAAAATTATCTTGACAAAAAACAAATGGATGTAATAGCAGAAAAATTTGTTGACTTGTTAGCAGATTACGGAGTAGATGATATCACAATGAAAGAATGTCTTGGATCTGACAAAGATTTAGATTTAGCAATTCAGTATTATTTAGAAGATGATAGTGATATTGACTATTACGACGACGATGAGGATTATTAATGGCATGGTACAGCCGTGTAAGCCGCGACATAAATCAAATACCCGCCGCGATACAACATTTTGAAACAGAACTTGCAGCAGCAAAACAAGAATGTAAACTAGTAGGTAATGTAGAAAAAGCTGCATCACAAATGCCTGGTATTGTTGAACATCGTTTTAATCAGTTACAAGAAATTGAAGCTATACTTGAATTTTTAAACATTGAGTTGCGCAAGTTGCGCAGCTCTTACTTTAAAAAATACCTTGAAAATTATCAAAGAGCTCTTAGTAGTCGCGATGTAGAAAAGTATGTTGACGGCGAAACAGATGTATGTGATTACGAAAAAATTATTAATGAATTTGCATTACTGCGGAATAAATGGTTAGGAGTCTTAAAAGGACTTGACCAGAAGCAATGGCAGATAACTAATATTGTTAAGCTAAGAGTAGCAGGAATGGAAGATGCAAGTTTATAATGGCACATACAAATGAATACCTAGAAGAATTAAAATTACTACATAACAAAAAAACATTTGGATTGAATAAAAATATTCCTAATATTGTAAAAAACTTAATTGAAGAAAACAATATTAAAAGTTTTTTAGATTATGGTGCAGGAAAAGGTTTCACAAGTAATACAATTAGAGAGATTTATCCTAATATTGAATTATATACCTTTGATCCTGCAACTTTTCCTAATCCTTTACCTGAACAAGTTGATTTAACTTACAGCAGTGATGTATTAGAACATATCGAGCCAGACTTGATTGATGAGACTTTACAAGATCTATGCAATAGATCTACTCGTTACCAATATCATTTAATTGCATGTCATCCTGCAAAAAAAGCATTAAGTGACGGAAGAAATGCACATTTAATTATAGAAAATCCTAAGTGGTGGAAAAAGAAAATTGAAGCATTATCTAGATGGAATATTATTCACGAAGAAATCACTGAAAGATATGCAAAAGTAAAAAAAGGTCCGCCAAGGCATGTTGTAAAGTATATTGTGATATTGGAAAAAGTATGAAAAAAGTTTTTGAATATTGGATGCCAGACACAGATAGTCATTTTGAAAGACTGATTGCAAAAAGAGTTAAAAAAGGCGGTCCACCACAATATCAAGATGACACAAGAGCAGAAGCATACAAGCATGTAAAAGATTTTGATCTTGCGATTGATGTAGGCGCAAATGTAGGATTATGGGCCAAACACTTGGTAGAAAAATTTAATCGAGTAATTGCGTTTGAACCACTTGAACAAGTATATAGTTGCTTAGAATTAAACTGTGCAAATCTGCCTGTTGAATTACATAAACATGCACTAGGCTCTACTAATGATAAAGTTACTATGACCTATGATAGTGAAAACACAGGCGGTAGTTTTGTAAGCGAAGTAGGCCAAGGCACTATTGATATTAAAACACTTGATAGTTTAGATTTACCTAAATTTGGTATGTTAAAAATTGACTGTGAAGGACATGAATTAGAAGTTGTCAAAGGCGGCAAAGAAACAATCCTCAAATACAAACCTATTGTTATTGTAGAACAGCATCCTGAATCAAAATATCAAGCAGCAGACTATTTGCGAGAACTTGGTGCAATGCCCTTAGGCAATGTCAGAAAAGATTATATATTCGGTTGGAAGTAGTAAATACCGTATGACCACAGTATTAGTTACAGGCGGATTTGATCCGTTGCACAGCGGACATATTGAATATTTTAAAGCAGCTAAACAATTAGGAGATAAACTAGTTGTGGGATTAAACAGTGATACATGGCTTGTTAATAAAAAAGGCAAGCCATTTATGCCTTTTAATGAACGAGCAAACATAGTTAAACATCTTGATATGGTAGATGATGTTATGCTTGTACAAGATGACGACACAGGTGGCACCACTAATGCTATAGGATATCTTTTACAAACTACTAATAGTAAGATTATAGTTGCCAACGGCGGAGATAGAGTAAACGGCGAAATACCAGAACAAAAAACATACGGAGATCATCCTGATGTTGAGTTTGTATTTGGTGTTGGTGGCGAAGATAAAAAGAACAGCAGTAGTTGGATACTTAAAAACTGGGATAAACCAGTAACTCAACGAGCATGGGGCGAATACAAAATACTAGATCGCAACGGAGAATGGCAAGTTAAAGAACTTACATTTTACAGAGACAAAGCACTTAGCGATCAAAGACATTTTAAACGCAGTGAACATTGGCATGTTGTTGACGGTGTTATCAACATGTTTCTTGAAGATAAAAAAGGTCAAAAAACCAGCACATTACTAGTACCAGGTGATAGTATTGACATACCTGTAGGTTGGTGGCATAAAGCAGTAAACATAGATAACAAAGATGCTAAAGTAATTGAAGTATGGCTGGGCAAAGAATTAACGGAGAATGACATTGAGCGAAGAGATTGAACCATTAAAAGTTTATGTAGGTTGGGATAGCAGAGAAGATATAGCATTCCAAGCATGTAAAGCAAGTATTCTAAAACATGCTAGTGTGCCAGTTGATATTATACCTTTAAAACAACATGTTTTGAGAAGAGAAGGAATATACACAAGAGAAGTTGACGCACTTGCAAGCACTGAATTTACTTTTACTAGATTTCTTGTTCCAAGATTAAAAGGCTGGAACGGATGGGCTTTGTTTATTGATTGCGATTTTATATTTTTAGATGATATAAAAAAATTGTTTGATCAAACAAATGACAATTATGCAGTAATGTGTGCTCAGCACGATTATACTCCAAAAGCTGGTACAAAAATGGATGGCAAGGATCAGCACATTTATCCAAGAAAAAATTGGTCTAGTGCTGTGCTATTTAATTGTGGACATCCTGATAACAAAAAATTATCAGTAGAAACTGTAAACAATGAAGCTCTTACCGGTGCATGGTTCCATAGATTTACTTGGTTAGACGATAGTAAGATTGGTGAAATTAGTCACGAATGGAACTGGTTAGTAGGCTGGTATAAAGAACCTGAAGATGGCAAACCTAAAGCACTGCATTACACAGAAGGTGGCCCTTGGTTTGAAGACTATCAAGATTGCGAATATGCAAACGAGTATTATAAGGCAGAACGCCTATATCTCACCAAAGAACTCGAAGATCAAAAAAAAAGGTCATACTAGAAAAAGAAAAAGTTAGATATATTGACAGTACAACATTTTCTCAACCAATTAAAGCATATTTGAATAAGTCTTTATATGAAAAAATTGATCCTAGTGGAAAATGGTTTACTGTAGACGATAGAAAGGCAGCCGACAATATGGGTGTAAAAGTAGCAAGTATTATACCAGATCCTGGCGATTTTAACTACGCCAAAAAAGGTGATATATATGATCCCTATTGCCGTGACTTGATTCTAGGTGCTGGTGGACAAATCAGTGACTGGAAAACAGAAGAAAACACTGACAACGATCTTATCATTAGAGGCTTAGGAGGCACTAGTCAAAAAGCATTAAAACAATGTATGGAAATTGGTAGAACTTTTTATGCTATTGATACAGGATATATACAACCTGGAAAAAGAAAAGATTATCACAGAGTTACAAAAAATGCACTACAAAATCTAGGACCAATCAAAGATAGACCATTAG